GGTTGATAAACAGCTTCAACAGTTGGGCGTAAAAAACGGTCTCGATCAATTGACGGAAGATCAAAAGAAAGCTGAACTGCAAACGAAAAAGTTGTCCGAAGTCGTCGATGATCAAACCAAAAAGTTGTCCGAAGTCGTCGATGATCAAACCAAAAAGTTGGAAGACGAGAACAACCGATATAAAGACCTGTCCGCGGGTATCCTGGGGGCGGGTAGCAAGTCTCAACAGTTACGCGAGAAGTCTGAACATCTTACAAATGTGATGAAGATTCAGGCTGAAACGGTCGATGTCTTGAAGCGGAAATATAACGATTCTGTATCCGCTGTTGGGAAAAATGCTGACGAGACAAAGCGACTAGAAAGCGCATTGAATCATGCTTCTGATAGCATGAAAAACACGGAGAATGATTTAAAACAGACTAACGCAACAATCTCTGCTCAGTCCACTCTTTGGGGCCGTATGAATACACGATTAGGCGATGCAAAACAAAGATTTCAAAGCCTTGAAGACTCCGGCAGCACAGTGGCAAGGACATTCGGAATTGCAACTGCAGTCATTGGCGGAGGACTTGGGCTGACCGTTAAAAAGGCAGCTGATTTTGAACAAGCGATGTCCAATGCTAAATCTGTTATGGATCCGGCTGATGTGAAAAAATATAGTAGTGCTCTTGAACAATTGGCAATTACAGCCGGAAGCAAAACGGTATATAGTGCCACAGAAGCAGCGGAAGCTATCGGCGAACTTCAGAAAGCTGGCGTTTCTACTTCCCAAATTATGCATGGCGCACTATATGGCTCCTTAAACCTTGCCACTGCTGGTGAACTTGACCTGAAAGACGCTGCAGAAATTGCATCAACCGCACTGAATGCATTCAAAAAAGACAATTTAAGTGTTGCAAAAGCGGCGGATATTTTATCTGGTGCGGCTAACGCCAGTGCAACAGACGTTGGAGAATTAAAGTTCTCTCTTTCAATGGTATCTGGTGTCGCTTCGTTAGCTGGAATGTCCTTTAAAGATACCGCAACGGCACTTGCCGTGTTTGCTCAGCACTCAATGAAGGGCAGCGATGCCGGTACATCATTAAAAACGATGCTCTTAAATATGCATCCTCAAACACAAGCGGCAGCCAATGAGTTCGAACGATTGGGCTTGCTGACATTTGATGCGTCTCAAGCAATGACGCTTTTACGTGCGCATGGAATCAAGCCACTTTCTGATGACCAGGATAGGCTTATGAGTCAAATCACTCAATTATCCGTGAAGATGTCGGGGGCAAAGGAAGGTACAAAAGCGCAGGAGAAAGCATTCAAGGATTTAACAATGCAATCTGGTGCGCTTCATTCTGCTTTTTATGACCAGCATGGTGACCTAAAAAATCTCGATGACATCGCTCAACTTCTTACCACTCACATGAAGGGTATGACTTCAGAGCAGCTGACAAATTCTTTCAAGACAATGTTTGGTGGAGACGCCATTCGCGGTGCTGGATATTTATTTCAAGAGGGCGCTAAAGGTGTCGATAAGATGGCGGCCAGCATGGATAAGATTAAAGCTGCTGATGTCGCAAAGCAAAAGATGGATAACTTCAAGGGAGTATTGGAACAGTTAAGGGGCTCCTTGGAAACGGCTAGCATTACCATTGGAGAGAAAATGTTGCCTGCTTTGCGCGCGTTAACGAGTATTGTTCAAAAAGCGGTTGATTGGTTTAATTCACTTCCTGAGCCAGTTCAGCATTTTATCGCAATCGGTGCCGGATTAACTGCGGCTCTTCTAGGTGTAGTTGCAGCAATGGGATTTGTTGCGATGGGTATTGGTGGAGCAATAAAAGCAATTAAAGCATTTATTGATCTTATGATTAGATTTAGAGTTCAGGCTGCACTTGGGAGTAAATCAGCTAAAACCTTTGGTGCAAGTGCTGCGGTTGCAGGAAAGGAAATGGACACGGCCGGCGGTAAGATGTCCGGTGCAGGTGGAAAGATTAAAGGCTTGCATGGAATTCTTGGACTTGCTGGCGGAGCTTTAATGATGTTTGGTGGTAAGTGGGGCATGATTTCGGGAATAGTTATGAATTTCTTACCTGAAATTATGAATGTTGGTAAGGGCATTCTTTCATTTGCTCGTGTGGCACTTACTGGCGGAGCGGCAGCAGAAGGACTGGCAGGCGGCCTTGGTGGTACAGCGACTATACTCGAAATACTCGGTGGGCCGATCGGTTGGATTATTCTAGGCGTCACCACTTTGGCAACAGCTTTTTATCTTGCTTACAAGAACATCAAGCCATTCCACGATTGGGTTGACAGGACGGCATCATCTCTAAAAGACGGTTTTGTGGGCGCGGTAAACAAAGTCAAAGATTTCTTTCAGCCGATGATCAAAACGACTATTGAGTGGGGTAAAAGCGTTGATAAAGCAACGCAAACTGCTCTCAATGGATACGTCAAACTGTCAGATCAAGCACAAAGGAAGCTTGAAGAACTTGTGATCACCGGTAAAAAGGTTGGGAAACAAGATGTTGCCAACCTAGTTAAGCCATACAAGCAAATGGCTGATCAGATCATTGGACATTTTGAACGTATGGACAAACAATCTGAGAATGCACTGGCGGCTCTAAGGAAAGCGAACAAGAAAGAATACGAGCAAATCAAGAAAGATGCTCAATCAGGTACTGAAAAGAAAGAAAAAGCCGTCCGTGCTATTGAAGGACAAATTGAAAATATCTATAAAGATGCAGCTAATAATCATCGTTCAATCACAGCAGATGAGCAGGATAAGATTAATAAACTGCAGTCGAAAATGAATACCTACGCCGTGCAGTCTATGACTAGATCGCAAAAACAACAGGAAATTATCCTTGGCAAATTAAGAGATCATGCAAGCAACCTTTCTGCAGATCAGGCAGCAGCTGTTGTTCGGAACGCCAAGAAACAAGAAGAACAGACGATAAGCCATGCGAACAGCCAGTATAAAGGCGTGGTAAAAAGTGCAAATAGCCAGTATAAGAGTGCCAAGAAGTGGGCGGATCAACAGTATTATGCATTGCATAACATTTCAAAAGATCAGTACGATGCTGTAGTCGGTTCCGCGAGAGATCAACGGGATAGCACAATCAGCGCCGCTAAGAAGCAGCGTGATAAAGTGGTTGATCATGCCAAAAGCATGCAGTCGAACGTTGTTAAGCAAGCCAAGAAACAGGCGCATGGTCATGTAGATCAAGTTAACTGGGAAACTGGCAAGGTGCTTAGCAAATGGGATGAATTCGCTATCGGACTTTCTTTTGTTGTAAACGACATCTCCGGTTTCTTTAATAAGATGTTTTCGAAGATTGGATTAAAAAGCCTAAAGATTCCAACGTGGAAGCCAGCTGGTTATGCAAAGGGAACAAAAGGTACGCAGAAAGATGAAATCGCGCTCACTGGTGAGGAAGGGTTTGAACTCGCGCATTCGCCAGGCGCTGGCATTTATACGGTCGGTGCAAGGGGTCCGGAAATGCGGTACCTCCCGAAAGGCACATCAATTCTGCCACACGGTAAATCAGTTGACCTACTCAGCGCTCTTGACATTAAAGGCTATGCTTCCGGTGTCGGTGATTTCTTCTCCGGTCTGTGGGATAAGGTTAAAGGCGGCGTGTCCTGGGCATCTGACATGGTTTTCTCTGCTCCTAAGAAATTGGTTAACTGGGTTTCTGACAAGGTTGGTTTAGGAGACTTTCAAAAGAGTTTATCTGATTGGCCAACAATTAACGGGTTGTCTGTTCAACTGCCGAAGAACATGTTTAAGGGGATAATCGATAAGCTAAAAGATTTCGGATCGTCAGCAGATCCACCGGGTTCCGGAGTTGAACGTTGGCGTACATCCGTTATTCGAGCCCTTGCAATGAACGGATTAAGTACAAGCGGTTCAATGGTCAACAAAGTGCTGCGGCAAATGCAGACTGAATCAGGCGGAAATCCGAAAGCTGTTCAGCATGGCTATACGGATATCAACACGATCAAAGGTGATATTGCCAAAGGCTTGATGCAGACCATTTCAGCAACGTTCAATGCTTATAAGTTTCCTGGTCATGGGAACATATTCAATGGTTTCGACAACCTGTTAGCTGCATTAAATTACGCAAAGAATCGCTACGGATCATCGCTGTCAGCACTTGGCAAAGGTCATGGTTATGCAAACGGTGGATGGAACTTCATGCATACTCTTGCAGAGATTTCAGAGGGGGATAAAGCCGAAGTGATCCTGCCGGTTGAGAACAAAAATCGGACGCTTGACTTAATGGCTCAGGTGCTAAGCACTTATGGAGTTAAGGGAACTTCAACCGTTGAATCGAGTAATGATAATTCAAAATATCAGCTGAGCGTTCTCGAACTGCTGCAGAAAATTGCTGACAGCAACGGCAAGGACATTTTTATCGATGGTCAGAAGATCACCGATTATATCGCTCATCAACTTTCTTTCAATGCTAGGCGAAAGAAGGCGTTTTAAATGGAAACATATTTTACGTTTGATGGGATTCGATCAATTGACAAAGGGTTGCGTATTCAAACCATACCGCAAATGACTGGAGCTGATCGAGATGTAACCTTTCAATCGGTTCCGGGACGAAAAAACGGTGACTTGATTTTGGATAACGACCGCTTCACAAATTATAACCAGGAATATGATTGTTGGGCGGATCCGGTAGACGGTCAGTCGTTATTTGATCTCGCCCGAGATGTTCAATCATGGCTTCAAATCCCTGTTACTTACAAGAAACTGATTGATAGCCGCGATCCTAATTACTATCGAGAAGCAGTTTGCGTGACGAATATGGCTTTAGCACCGACCTTAATTAATTTTGGTCAAGCTAAGGTCATTTTTAATTGCAAACCATTCCGCCGTCGCATTGATGGTGATACAGTACGACCATTTACAGCATCAGGAATATTAACAAATCCCGAACAATGGGAATCTGAACCATACATTAAGATCACAGGTAGCGGCGACATCAAATTAAGAATAAACGATCAGGAAATCGTGCTCACAGGTGTAAGTGATTATATAGAGATCGATTCTGAGATGCAATCCTGTTTTAAAGGGATTGTTTTGCAAAACAGCCATTACAGGTCAGATTTCTGGCCATTTTTAAATGTTGGTGATAATCAAATTTCGTGGACAGGAAACGTTTCTAAAGTCGAAATCAAACCGAGGTGGAGAACGCTATGACACCGATACTTTATGCTGCAAACGAAACACAATTTAATAGTATGGGCATTGGTGCGCTGGCGGATGCCATCTCGGCGCATGCGACTGAGGAGCGGAACGGAGCGTTTGAACTGGAATTTGGCTATCCGGTTGACGGCCCGCTTTTTAATGAGCTGCAGAAAGATCGCATTGTAAAGGTGAAAGCCAACGATGACGCCAACATGGATCTGCAGCTGTTCCGGATCTACTATATTAGCAAGCCGATCAACGGGCAGTGCCAGTATAAAGCTGAACATGTCAGCTACGAGTTGGGGAAGAACCCGATCACGAGCGTCAATGTGACCGGTACCGCACAGCAATTTATGAATGCGGTGCTTGCAAATACACTATTCCCACACCGATTCACAGCGATCTCAGACGATCCAGCCACTTCGAGCAGTAGCTTAATTCGTGTCTCGGCACGTGAAGCATTTGGAGGTACAACCGGCAGCTTGATCCAAATATGGGGCGGAGAGCTGACCTTTGATAATTGGCTGATCCGTCACTCACTCAATCGCGGTACCGATACCGGAATCATTGTCGGCTATGGCAAAAATCTAACTGATCTCAATCAGGAAGAAGCCATAGACACAACGTATACAAGCATCTATCCATACGCCACGATCCAGGTACCGACTGGTGAAGGCGAAGATGCCTCGACTACTGATCAAGTGATCGAGTTGCCTGAGAAATACGTCAATAGTCAGTATGTTGGTAACTATGCTTACGACCGCTGCCTGCCGGTGGACTTGAGCGGCGATGATGTGACGGATGAAGCGTCTTTGCGTGCGAAGGCGCAGCAGTACATTACCAGCAATGACATTGGCAAACCTACTGTTAATCTGACTGTCAGCTTCATCAACCTGTGGCAGACGGAAGAGTACACGAGCATCGCTCCATTGGAGCACATCAATCTGTGCGATTATGTCACGGTACGATTTAAAAAGCTTGGTGTGGACGTTAAGGCAAAGGTTATCAAGACGGATTATGACGTGCTCGCTGAACGATATCTAAGCGTTGAGTTAGGCGATCCGAAGTCTAATCTTGCAGACGACATCAACGGAATGCAAACCACCATCGCCGATGTGTCCGCAACCGCAAATCAAGCTGCCAAAATATCCGGCTATGCGCTCACGCAAGCAAACGGCAAGAACAGGAACTTCTACTCTGAAACTTTTCCCACTGAGGGTATGATCAAGAACGATATCCTGTTTATGAAAGTAAACGGCCAATATCTTAAGAAATACCATTATGACGGCATACAGTGGGTGCTTGATGTTAGTGCTGACGCTAACGATGCTTTAGAAGCCGCCAATCAGGCAATGGAGTCAGCTAACGGCAAAACCAAAGTATTTAGGCAAGCTGCCGAACCCACTGGAGAACTACAGGATAATTATATTT